CTGTGCCTTATCAAAGTCCTCGCGAATCTTGCGCCGCGCCTCTGCTGACAGTCGACTCTCTTTGGCCTTGAGAATTGACCCCTTCAATCCACTCTTGAAGAACTTTTGAAGCGTGGAAACACCGGATTCTTGAAGTCCAATCTCATCACCTAAGGAAAGTAGCGGTGAGCGCCCCATGATTGTGTCGTATGAGAAAAACTTCCAGTGAATGACGTCCTCAAATCCACATATTTTTTGCATGCTAGAATTGTAAGGCGTGAAACGGTAGATGATGTTGTCGGGGTCGCTTGTGTCCACCTGTGTCTGTGATGGGGCATAGAACTCAAACATAGCCGGTTCGTTGGTTATCGGGTCACGGACTATCCGCGAATACGCGTTTCCAGTAAGAATGGCGTTAACCATCATGGAAAATTTCCATTGATAAGCTGACAATCGCTTATTCACTTTGGTGTTCATCAAGTAGTCGATGTTCGACAAGTCAATAACTTCATCAGTTTCACGATCAGTAATCACCAACGGAAAACGACTAACATCACCGGAAACAATCGATACAGCCGTAAGCACGTCAGAATTACGTAAGGCAGAAATGCCAAGGTATCCACCCCGAAATGATGGAATTACTCCAGAATCAAGCAAATGATCTGCCCAGTGAGGGTCCACTTCGGTTGCCAATCCTCGAAATAGCTTCATTCATCTCACCTCCCTTCGTTATCAGGAAGCAGCAGAATAAAGGCGAGAATAAACAACAAGCCGCCGCAAACCATGAATCCAGTAGGCCTATTGATCAAAAAAGCCCCATATCCAGCTAAAATGAAGCCTAAAACAGTGGCAATTCCAGCCATATTTGCGCCAAGAATTCTAAAAAAGTTAGCTAGTTTTCCATTCACGTTCTCACCTCCTAGAAGCCAAAATCATCGCTGAAGACACGCTCATCGTCCAAGTAGTTGTCCAAGTCTTCCTTGAACGCGATGGCATAAGCATCAAGCGTGGCATCAATCATGTCTATTTTGTTAGCATACTTATTCTTATTAATACGGACGCCGTTGTTGTCAGACATTAGAACCGCGTTCATTGCGGCGGCCTGCATAATGCGATTATCTGAATGCTTTATGCCGCCTATAACATCATCGCGGAACTGCTTAGTTGGCATTGACAGTGTCAGCGTTCCTTGTCGCACCTGTACCATCGGCCACTCAGGATGATTCTTCTCAATTGCCGTTAGCATTGGTCCAAATTGATAAGGGTCGTACATGATACCTTGAACATCTAAGTCATTACGTTCAATGAAGTCTTCGAGCCATTCATATACCCGATCGTTGTCGATGATACCTGACTCTAAGCTGCTGATCTCTCCTTCGCCGTGTTGTTCAGCAGCCAAGTAGTCAATCCGATCCGTCTTGATTTTGTTATCAATTCCGCCTTTAGAAGCGACAAATGCATAACCATCGAGCCACCACCAGCCTTCTTGCGGGATTAACCAAGTAATGGCAAAAAGGTCGCTTGTACGACCAACATCAATACCAATCCAAGCTCTTTTGCCGCGAATATCAGGCTTTTCACTCAATTCAGCATCCTTCCAAGCATCGAAGTCTAAATAACTATCTTCAGTCGCTTGCCGCCAAATGTTGAAATTCTTGACCAGTTTTGCATTTAAACTGCCATCAGCACGTGCTTGAGATAGCTTTGTGGTCAAATAGTCGGTGATCTGATCATGCACAATATCAACGTCAAGTAGCGGATTCGATTTAATCCAAGAATTGGGGTCATCAACCTCTTGTACGTTGTCTTGTTCAGCAATGAATGCAAAATAGCGTTCTGCCGTTTCTTCACCGGACAACACCTTTTTGGCATATGGATAATTTTGTTGAAACATCGGCACGTTCATGTCGAATCCAGCCGTTGAAATGATGAACGTCAGATAACTAGGCAGTAACACCTGCCCTGAGGCAAGGGTTTCAATCATATCTGTTGTTTTAGCGTTGGCATATTCGTCAACCACCGCAACATGGGGTTCATAGCCATCGACAAGTCCTGTATCACGAGAGAACGAACGAATTGTTGATCCGTCGTCTAAATTGACAAGTTCATCTCGCGTAATCTTAACCATTCGTTTGATGCCTGGGTCTTTCCGCATGAGCGCACGTAATCGGTCTTTTACCATTCCGAATACAATGCCGGCCTGCTTGCGATCATTAGCAGCGGTATATAATTGCCGTTTGTTGGCTGGATTCTTTCCGAACAGAAATTCATACAGAATGACTCCAGAAATCAAAAGCGACTTACCGTTTTTTCGTGCCATCGAAATGAACACATCGGTAAATCGCCTTATATTTGGATCATCTTTGTCAACCCAGCCATATATACTGCCAATAATGAATTTTTGAAACGGTGCTAATGGTTGTGGTTTCCCACTTTTTGGTTCTGGAAGAATCTCCATAAATTTAACAGCTTTTCCCGCTAGATTTGGATCATATCGCCATCGCCAATCTGTTCGTTTCAAGTCTTCTTGATGCCGTTTCACCGCGAGATTAACTGCCTTAGAAGTAATAAGACGACCGTCTAGCACACGTTTTATGAAATTAGGCATTGGATCCTTAAATTTTGACAATCAGCATCACCTCCATCACAGTCAGCCAAAAGTATCAATGATTGAATCGTTCTTCTGTGCTTCAGTCTTAGGCATATTCATTTGCATCCGACTGTTAACATTCAACCCTAGATCACTCGCGAGGCTCTTAATGCTTGCGGTGGCCTTATTCAAGGTGCTAATGTACGCATAATATTCATCTTGATCTCCATTCTTTAAAGCCAATTTCATGTTGACCGATGTGTTTTTGTAAACCGAATACCATGTACAATAGTTTTCCAACTCGGCGCGATCGAGATTTCTAAGTGGTAAGGTCCCCAAAGATTCGATAATTCGCTTGTATTCTTGTTTTGCGACTGGGTCAAGATGATTAGGCGGTGTTACCTGAAGTTTTGGAATGCCATCTTTGGCCATTAATTCCGCATGTAGCTTGGCTTCTTGCCGTTCTTTGGTCAAATCACCCTTAGACATTTGCAACACTTTGTATTTTCCAGCCATTTCCCACTTCACCTCCTAATATCTATATAAAATGGGCTGAGTTTACCCCTGCCGCCTTAAAAATCGTTACAATTTGGGGTGCAAAAAAGAGGCCGACCGTTCTTCTGTTCCAAGAAATGTAACCCCCGATAAAAATGGAAGGGGGGTCTAGCCGTTTCCAGCCCGTGTAGTCGCCCGATAAATTGTCGAAAATTTGTTTTTTAATTTTTTATTTTCTTGAATTTTGCAAATTTGTTTTCTGATTTCATTTCGTCAAGTTTGTTCATCGCTTTGCTGAGTTGACTCACATCTCGACCTTGCTTAGACAGTCTCTGCATGCATGTGTCTCGGTCAGTGTCGATGAGTATGTGTTCGACATCTCGACTAGCAAGCAACGTGTCTAGCTTCTCATCTGGATATGTCATGACTAACCATACATGGTCGAAGGTCTGCTCTGCTTTAAGCTTCCGCAGTATCAGCTCATAGATTAGCTGCACATAATCATTGGCGTCTATATTGCCCTGATGTAATGGCAGGCCTGTTAACGCCGTCATGATATGGTCGTAATCATAGACGAGGTCATGCTGTCCTTGATGCCGCTTGACGTACGTTGACTTGCCACTTGCTGGATAGCCAACGATTACTGTAATCTTCATGGCTCGATGTTGTCCCTTCTTACGCTTGGTTGTCTCACGTCTCGTCTTCCAATAGTGACAGTCCTTGCATAAAGCCTGAAGATTATCCGCATTCGTGCGGTCTTCCCAGTCATCTTCGCTTGGAACAATATGATCAACCAATGAGGCTTGCAGGCCACAGCGTTGGCATAAACTGTTGTCTCTAATCAATATCTGCTCACGCAGCTGCTTCCATTCATTACTGTGATAGAACCTAAGGTAGTCCGACTGCTGCTCATTCCGCACACGGTTGTACTGCCTATCCGCCTCCGATCTAACACGAGCATTGGCATCAACCAATTGTGGTCTGCCATTTATAAAGGCAAGCTTCTTACTTGGCATAGATATCTCCCGTATACGATGTGTTAGTCATGACCATCACTCCACGTATAATCTAATGACAATTGCCAATCCAATAAACAACACCGGCACAGAAATAATCACTATTAGTGGCGCGAATACTAGCAGCCAACTCCATGCGATCAAGCCGAATAGCTTGGCCAGCACGAATATTAGTGTGAGCAGTAATAGGAAATTGCACATGCTAAATCATCTCCGTGTATTGTTTGATCTTGTCAACCCGCAAGTCGCACCATTCATCATGTGTGCCGTCTGCCTTGTAAATTGTTACTACTGGCATTGATCGATAGCCTAGTTTGCGGAACCGCTCGTAGTCGTCCGCGTCTGCTGTGATGGTTGACACCGGCATGACCTGCTTTAGCTTCATCGCTGTGTGGCGACACTTTTGACAGCCAGGCCTTGTGTAGATAATTGCTTGCATGTGTGCTTCTTCCCTTGAAAGATGTTCAATAATTGCCTTCTCGGTTTGCGAAACATAGCCGTAGCTAACGCGTTTCATGCCTGTCATGCTTTCGCCACCGCCCACTCGAATGTGTAACCGTGGTGAGTTTTGCACTTGCCGCGAAGACAATCAGATGTGCGGCCTTCTTTTAGTCCAAGTAGCCTCG